ATTATTTTGTACGAATAAAGAATGGCGAGTATAATTTTACAAATAATTCAACATTTATTACCGGCTCACTTGGAGATTTGAGATTTGTAGAAATGATTAATGACCCTCGAGTATTTATTACCACAATTGGATTATATGATGATTACAATCAACTATTAGGTGTTGCAAAAATGAGTAAACCATTGGAAAAGAGTTTTAGTAGAGAAGCATTAGTTAGAGTTAAAATTAGCTATTAATCTAGACAAATAAAATTTTACAATTAAAAACGTCCCTCGGTTTAAACCGGGGGATTTTTAAATTTGGAGGTTTTATGGGTATTGATTTAAATGCCATTCGTAACAGACTAAAAAGTCTACAGACAACAACAACAAAAAGGAATTATTTGTGGAAGCCAGAACCAGGTAGTACACGCATTAGAATTGTTCCTTATGCATTCAATCGAGACAATCCGTTCATTGAATTGTATTTCCACTACAACGTAGGTAAAAAATCTTATCTCTCACAAATGTCATTTGGTGAGTCAGATCCTATCGTCGACTTCAGTGAACAATTGAAACAGACCGGTAGTAAAGAGGATTGGATTTTAGGTAAAAAACTCGAACCAACATTGAGAACATTTGTTCCAATTATTGTTCGTGGTAAAGAAAAAGAAGGTGTTAAATTTTGGGGCTTTGGTAAGAACATATACCAAGAATTGTTAGCCATTATATCAGACCCTGATTATGGCGATATTACCGACCCAATGTCTGGACGTGATATTGAGATTGAATATATGACGCCAGCAGAAGCAGGGAACACTTATGGTAAGACATCTATCAGAGTGAAACCAAATCAGATTCCATGTACTGACGATAAAGATGTTTTAGAACTCATCGTTAACGGACAAACTGACATTCTAGAAGTGTACAAGAAATCATCATATGATGAATTGAAGACAGCTCTCGAGAAATGGTTAGACCCTGATTCAGAAGACACAGACGATGCAGATACTGAGACTGCAACAGACAACGCATCAGAGACAGAGAAAGCGGAAGCGGTGGTTGAAAAACCAACTGCAAGCGAACAAGGTCAAACATCAGCGCCAAAGGTAAATAAGGTTGATGACGTGACTAAAGCATTTGATGCATTGTTCAACAAAAAATAACTAATTGGAGTTTAAAAAATGGCAAAAGCAAAAGTGGTAGTTGATACTACCAAAGATACGCTTGCACAAAAACTTCAAGAAAGCCTCAACGCTAAATTCAAAGGAACAAAGGTAGCCTATTTTTTAGGTGGTGATGTATGGTCACCAACAGACTTAAATGAATGGATTGGTACCGGTTCATCTACATTGGACTTAGCAATTTCAAATCGACCGAACGGGGGTTTCCCCGTCGGCCGTATAATTGAAATAACGGGACTTGAAGCATCTGGAAAAAGTTTGCTGGCTGCACACGCGTTAGCGAACACACAAAAGGCTGGTGGTGTTGGAGTTTTTATTGATACTGAAAATGCAGTTAGCGAGGATTTTTTAGCTGCTATTGGTGTTGATATTGAAAATCTCCTATATGTTCAACTCGACACAGTTGAAGACATCTACGATGCTATAACCAACATAGTTACAAATATCAGAGAAACAAGTAAAGATAGATTGGTAACAATTGTTGTTGATAGTATGGCGGCTGCCTCAACTAAAATAGAGTTAGCAGCTGATTTTGATAAAGACGGATGGGCTACAAGTAAGGCTATCATTAACAGTAAGGCAATGCGTAAAATTACGCAATTAATTGGTAGACAGAGAATATGTTTAATTTTCACTAATCAATTGCGAGAAAAACTTGGTGTAATGTTTGGTGACCCATACACAACAAGTGGTGGTCATGCTTTGAAGTTTCATGCAAGTGTAAGATTACGTCTTAAGGGAATGGGACAAATTAAAGCAAAAGACCCAATTTCCGGTATTGAACAAACAATTGGAATAAAAACTCAAGTTCAAGTGATTAAGAATAGATGTGGTCCTCCACTTAGGAAAACAATATTCGATATTTACTTTAGCTCTGGAATAGATGACACAGGTGGATGGTTACAAGTGCTCAAAGATTACAAATTGGTTAAAACCGCCGGTGCATGGTACACTTATGTCGACACAGAAACAGGTGAGGAAATTAAATTCCAATCTAAAGATTTTGAGACACTCATAATTGCTCGACCAGAGTTAAAACAACGGGTTTATGAACAAATTTGCGAAGTACTTATTTCTGCTTATTCTGCAAAGAATATAGGAATTGATGACGTCACAATTGATGAACATGACCCAATCCCAGAGGGATAGAAAAT